GAAAAATCGAGCAGACAAAATAGAACCGGGTCAAATGCACCCACTTGATATTGCACTTCAAGCTTCTATCAACGGACATCCTGAAATCTCAGAAGATATTCTTCGTTCTCAACCACAAGATGACCTCCGAGTTCTTTTCAATCTTGGATGGCACGAGATGAGACACGGGAATCTCAAAAAGGCGATGGAACACTTTAATTACGGTAGGTATATTGATGTATTTGGTCTACCACCACTTCCAGGAAAAATTTGGAAGGATGAACCACTTGAAGGAAAGACAGTTCTTTTCAGATGTGAAGGTGGTTATGGAGACCAAATTTGTAATTTCCGATTCGCAAAACATTTCGTGGAAAAAGGTGCAAAGGTTTTAGTATCATGTGCACCAGAATTAAAAGAAATGTTCGCACGTCATGGTTATATTTGCATTGACAACGAAGTTGCACTTGGTGCACACTATGACTATTGGGTTCCAGCAATGTCAGCTGCTTTCGTTCTTGGTTTAGAATACGAAGAACTCGATGGTTCTCCTTTCTTAAAGGCACTTGAACGGCGTTCTCTTTTCGCAAAGAAAGGAACACTCAAGGTTGGTGTTCGTTGGTCGGGTTCCCCTGATTTTGAAGATGAACAACACAGACGTTTCCCACCAGAATTGATGATTGGACTCCACGATATTCCAAACACAACTTTCTATTCACTTCAACGTGATGAGAATCTTGTAGATGGTCTTCCATTTGGAGACATGAGAGAACAAATGAAATCATGGGATGATACGGCAAACATTATGGCAGATTGTGATATCATCATCAGTTCTTGTACCGCAACTGCACACCTTGCTGCTGCACTTGGTAAACCAACTTGGATTTTAACTCCGATTATGCCTTACTACACATGGGCTGTCCCTGGTGATGGTTCTCGTTGGTATGACTCTGTGAAGTTATATCGTCAAGTAAAGTATGGTGAATGGGACGTTCCATTCCAAAAGATTCGTGAAGACTTAACAAAGTTGGCAGAAGAACATAAGGAAAAGTAATATGGAATATCTAAAGCAAGTCTTTTACCCAAAAAGTTTAGAACACGCCAAAGATATTTGTCTTACACCTGACGGAAGAGTTCCACAGAAGTTTACAAAAGAAACAATGTTCCTTCTCGACTTTATCCTTAAAGAAAATCTGGCAAACAATTATTCAAAGGTTGCCGACTTTGGTTGTGGTGTTGGAAGAATGTCTAAAGCACTCATACAACGTCTTGGCTGTCCCGTCACGGGGTTTGATATAAGTGAACCTATGTTGGGGTGGGCAAACGAATTTGTCCTCAGCAGAATCTTTACTCCTGTTGTTTACTCAAAGGGAATGGAACGGACAGAAGATATGAATTTTGACCTTGTGATGGCAATCTTTGTTCTTCAACATAGTGAACATCCAATAGATGATATTGGGTTTATTCATTCCATTCTAAATACCGGCGGTAAATTTATCTTGATGAACGAAGAAAAGAGATTTATCCCAACGGGAATGGATGAAACAAGAAACGTAGTTTGGTCTGACGATGGTATCAATGTTGAAGAAGAAGTGGGTAAAAAATTCAAGTTTATTGGTCGGTATGATTACATAAACAGATACGATAAAAAATTGACGGTATGGGAAAAAGAATAACATGGCAAAACTTGACGTAATACTACGAACACACGACCGACGAGAAATTCACATCTCTGAAAACCCACGTTATTGTAAGGCAAACAAAAACACGGTTATTCGTAAGTGTGTTAAGTCCCTTGTCAATTCGTGTAATCAATCCGAACACGATATAACGTATTGGTGGTACGATGACCATTCTACACAAGAATCAATCGATGAACTTCATCACATTTTTTCTGAAGCAAAACATCCTTACAACTTTATACCACTTGAAACCGAGGGTTGGCAAGGAAGTGGTCTGGCTCAATTTGAACGTGGTAGAGATTCTGATGCTGACTTGGTTTACTTTGTAGAAGATGATTATCTACATTATCCGACGGCAATTGATGAGATGGTAGATGCCTATTACACATTCAAGGAAAACTTGGGTAGAGAAATTTCTATTCATCCATTTGATGACCCCGATAATTATCTTCCTGTTTGGATTGAACCAACTCGAATTGTTTACGGAAAGAATCGTCATTGGAGAACAAATCTTCACACAACATTTACGTTCCTTTGTAATCCAGAAATAGTTCGTGCACGTTGGCACGTATTCTACACAATGGCAACAGAGTATGGAACAATGTGGGGTGAAATGAATCACGTCAATGAATCAACGATGATAAATAAGATATGGAGAGAGGAAGTGACCCTCTTCACACCAATTCCGTCGGTAGCTCTACACATGGCATACGATACACAAAAAGACCCGTATTTAGATTGGAAAGAACTTTGGAATAGGTTTGAAATATGAGTGAAAGAGATGACTTAAAATTTAGTCAAGATTGGTTTTCAAAAAATCTTGCGGAAATTCTGTATTGGGTAAAACCGACTGTAAAAGAAATTGAGAAACCAAAAATACTTGAAATCGGTGGCTTTGAAGGACGTTCAACTCGTTGGTTTATCGAGAATTTTCTAAAAGACGGTGGTGAACTTCATTGTATCGATACATGGGATGGGAGTTTAGAACACGACCAATGGGGAATGGACTTAACAGACCTATGGGATTTGTTTAATCACAATCTAAAAGATTACATAGAAGATGGTAGTTGTGTAGTTCATCGCGGTATGTCCCAAGATATTCTTCCAAAATTACTTTCAGATGGACATCAATTTGATTTTATCTATGTAGACGGAAGTCATCTTGCATCTGATGTAATAATTGATGGTGTTCTTTCTTATTTACTTCTAAAAACTGGCGGTATTCTTGCATTTGATGATTATATTTTTGGTGTGACTGATATGAGAAAATACGATATACCACACCATGCAATAAACTTTTTTGATTCTGCATTTATAGACAGAGGAAGGGTTCAACGTCTCGGAATGAACCTTATGGCAACGTATAAAAAATTAGAATAACATATTTATATTTACCGAGATAATGGAGTAAGTATGAGATATGTATATGTCCAAAATGGACAAGTGGTTGATGGACCAAGATTATTACCAATAAATTGGGAAAACATTTCCAATTTTAATGCTTTGGATAATCAATCCTTAAAATCTTATGGTTGGTTCCCACATCGTTTTGTTGAAGCGACGTTGGGTGAAAACGATAAGATAACTGGTTCTTACTTTGTGGTCGGTGAAGATGAAGTTGTTGAATACCAAACAGTTGCACCTAAAACAGAAGCGGAAATACAAGAACTGATAAATCAAAAGTGGATAAACATACGTTCTCAACGAAATATTTATTTGGCCGAATCTGATTGGACACAACTTGCTGACGTTTCATTATCAGAAATTAAAAAAGAAGAATGGAAAGTTTATCGTCAAGGACTTCGTGATATAACTAATTTTGATAGTCCAGACCATGTAGTATGGCCGCAAAAACCGTTGTCAGAGGATCCACCCGTTGAAATTGTATCAACGATAGAAGAAACACCAACCGAAACACCTGTTGAAGAAACGCCAACAGAAGCGCCAACTGAAACACCTGTTGAAGAAACACCAACAGAAACTTTGTAAAATTGGAGATATGAATGAACAAAATTCTCAAAATAATAATGAATGAGATAAAACTTCAAATATTCAACGAGGAGGACTTGGGTGATAAAACTATCCTTGCAATTTATCCGGGCCGTTTTCAGCCGATGGGGAGGCATCATAAAGCTGCTTACGATTGGTTGGCTAAAAAGTTTGGTCAAGAAAATACATATGTTGTTACCTCGGACAAAACAGAACCACAACGTTCACCGTTAAATTTTGCGGAAAAGAAGAAAATAATAAATCGTCACGGTATTAAGAATGTTGCAAAGGTTAGAAGTCCGTATTTTCCAACAGAACTTCTTGAAAAGTTTGATCCAGATAAAACAATTGTTGTTTATATGATTGGTGAAAAAGATGCCGGTAGATTGGGTGGATACAAAAGATTGATGGCATATAATAAAACAACGGCGATACCATACAAAGACATAACAAATCCATATGCGTATTATGTTTACGCACCACACGTATCGTTCGATATACCTGGATTTGGTGAAATGTCAGGAACAAATATTCGCAAAGCTCTCGGTGATAGAGAAGCAAAATTATCGGAATTACAATCAAGGTTTAAAGATATAATGGGATGGTTTGACGCTGGTATATTTAACATAGTCATCAATAAGATGAATGAACGCCGCGGTCAAGTAAAAGAAGATGTACAAGATTGGTTTCGTTTCTTCTCAAATATGACACAAGAACAAGGTCAATTGTTTTTTAACATTCTTAAAAAAGAATACGGTGATACAAAAGATTTATTGCCAATACTACAAAAGTTTATTAAGGGCGAAACACTTACTCCACAAGAAAAGAAAGCCTTTCAAACTCAAATGAAAGATACTCTCAAACTAATGGGACTCGGAACAATAGCGGCTATACCAATACCCGGTACAATGTTATTGATTCCAGTTATAGTTCAGCTTGCAAAAAGATTCAATATAGACTTACTCCCAGAAGTCAAAGAAGAAGTTAAATTAGAATCACTTCCAGTTGTTAAAAGAGAATTTTGGGATAAGGTATTTGAAGAAGTTCTGAAGGAAGAAAAACTTATAACAGAGGGCGGAGTTGC